CTTGACGCAGTATTAGTTCCCATCTGTTTGTCAAAACTTTTTGAAAAAGAAGTAGTAGAAGCATCTTTACCTCCACCTTGAAAATTTTTTCTATTGGTTATTCTTTTATCTATCATTATCTTCTGCCATCTGGTTGCGCGTCAACTCTAAGTGTACCATATCTCCATGACTCACCTACAGCGTCATTTGAAATTTTAAGAGAAACTAATCTGCCCCTTGCTCTAGTATCTACTTTATCAGTAGAATTTGTAATTGTAAAGGGTCCAAGTGGTGAACTAACCGCTGTATCATCAGGGTAAGAACTTACAAATAATGTAACTGTAGCGTCTCCTCGTAAATATTTAAAATCGGGTATAAATCTTTTAACTGACATAAAGAACTCTCCATCTCCTCTATAATCAACAACTCCTGTTGCCTGACCCAATGCGCTTTTACGAGAGGTAATATCATAGTCTCCCGATTGAATAAATGCATCAATAGATGTTGTGCCTGAACTATTTACTTGGTCATCGCCTACTTCATGAGCATAATATATAGAAGCTCCGTACTTGTTAGTTATACCAGATATTGCAGAGAATGCCGGAGTTGCACTATCAACATAATCTGTGGCATAAGGCACTTGAAAAACACCTTGATCTTGATAAGTTGTTCTATCTAATGATGAAGTTGTAAATACATTTTCTGAATAATTGTATGTAACACATCTATCAATCTGAGTGGAACCTGCTTTAGGATAAAACCAATTTATTTCTGTGTACAAAGAATTAGGAGCAGAATAAATAACGTCTGCCGCATCATAATTTAATCCTAAATTATCTCCATCAGTTGAGTATACAAAATCTTCTACAAGGCATGGTAAAGATTTAACTGTACCATCGTAAACAAAAAAACCACCTTCGCCTGACATCCACCACACAGCTCCATTTGCATATGACATTGCGTGTTGACCAATACATCCACAGTTAGTACCTACTTGTCTAACAGAAAAAGTAAATGGTGGACCAACAAATTGAATTACGTATGCAGCTACATCAGTTGATACAAAGATATAATCTTTACCTTGTATGGCCGCTCTAATTTCATTACCACTATCTAATCTAAATGTACCTGCAGTGTTAGTTGCTGTAGGTGCATATGTATTTAAATCTTCTTGATTAGAAAATCTTACAAACATAGGATCTTGTGTTGATGTGTCACCTATAGTTGTTTCTGTACCTAAATGAAATAAGTGTCTATCTCTATCTGATACAATAGAAATTCTTGTAGCTGTTGGATTGTTTGTCGTGTTAAAATTAGTTGTAGACTGTGAAGCTCTTACAGCTCTTGGACTAGATGCTCCAGCATCCCAAGTAAATGTTTTACCATTAAATATAGTTGCAACTAATACTTCACCAAAATTATCAAGGCTCCAGTTTCCTGGTGCCAGAACCACATTACTTGTAGATCGTTCAGTACCCCAAGTAGAGTTACCCCATAAATAAGTTCCCCAACCATAACCAACTGTTTGAGTAGTAGGTCCAATTATAATGTAAGGATTAATCGTAGCTGCCCCTGTTCCAGATGAAGCACCGGCTACAGCTGCAATTGGAGTTTGAATAGTAAAAGTATTATTAGTAGGCACGGATAATATTTCAAAAGCACCTTCAGTAAAAGTAGTTGAACTCGTAAATCCATTGGGAGTTGAGACACTTGTGAAAGTAATATATCTTCCTACATCTAATCCATGTGATGTTTTATTAACAGTAACAATATTAGAACCTTCAACAGTATCAAATGTTGCTCCAGTAATTGCTGTATCTAAAGGAGTAATGTCATAAAGTGCTTCTCCATAATACAAAAATAAACCTTGAGACGTTCCTATGGCTGTATATTTCTCACCTTTAAAACTACTAAAAGCAAGTTGTCTTCTAGCAGCACCTGGTAAAGTTTCATTAGAAACGGTAAGTTGTTCCCAACCACCTATTTTTTCTGGTAAACCATATCTAAATCTTACAAAGTCTCCGTCTACCCATTCACTTTCAGCACCTGATTCAGTAGCTTGTTTATTAAATCCTGGTTTAAAATTGAGTTTCTGTAACATAACCTAGTATTATATAGGGTTTTTATTATTTTGGTAGTATTATATTCCAATCCAGCTTGGATATCAAATCCTCTAGTCTAACTTTTTTTAAATTATTGTCCTTTAAATACTGAATTAACTCTTCCATATCAACAATAATCCATTGATCTTTAATATCAAAAACCATTTTATCGGCCTTAGAATTAAAAAATCCTCCTTTAGTGTTATTTTTTAAAGGTCTTAGATCAAATTTTAATAACTGATTTGATTTATCTTTTATAATACCTTCTATATCCCAACATTCTTTTTTTCTTTGTATGGGAGTAGCAATATTAACCTGACTTAAGTTACGTTGAAATTTATTATACATCTAGTTCCATTAGTAGGTTGCTCTGCAGTATGCCATAGGGAACCATCAAAAGTAATCATTCTTCCTTGTTTGGGAGTAATTCTTTTCCATTCTTTTTTATTTTTAAAAATAATAGTATCCCCATCAGAATCTTTTACATAATAAATATATACTTGATGTGGTTTTTCAAAATCTATGTGTGGAGTATCTTGTTTATTTTTAAGTATTTTTTTATTTAATGGTAATTGCAAAAACATTCTAGCAGTATCTACATTACCTTTTATAGTATCTTTAAAAATATTTAATACTTCTGCTTGTCTTGTTTGGATCTCATCGTTCAATATAAAATTATGTACAAAACCAGGGCAATAATCTTTACTACTTCTATCAGTAATATTATTCATATACCATACTGGCATTGCAGGTGAGAGTAATATATTTTTTAACCACTCTTGTTTTTCTTTCGAAAGAGCTCGCTCTATAACTTTCATAAAAAGTTTAAAATTTATTTAATTATTCTTCAGTCCAAGTCAGAGTTTCAGGATTCCAAATAAAAAGATTAGTAGGAGTTGAGTTATCCATACCTTTCCATCTTAAGTTATCTTCGTCCCAAATAATTCCATACGGAAGTTCAACACCACTTACTGTGTAAGTTTCAACAGTTGGAAATGCAACTGGTGCATCCCACGTGTCGTCGTCTTGTAAAGTCCATGATGCATATGGTTGTGCTGGAATAAATTTATCTCCTTCATAATCATAAATGTCTGAAGGTGCAGCTAACTTTCCTCTTAAACCATCTTTAAAAGTTTGTCTCCAAGTACCACCTTTAAACCAATTAGTTACCCATGTTTCTCCATCGGCATGTTTAGGGTTATCAACTAAAGGTCCATCTGCAGTTGGTATATCATTTCCAACAACAACAGTGTTTTGAACTTCCCAGTGTTGACCACCTTGATCAAAAGGTTTGTTTTTTAATTCAATTCGTGCGAAATATTGTGCCATAATTACTCCTTTATATAACAGATTGTTGAACCATGTCAAGTCTAGTTCTCGGGGTTGATTTTACTTTAAGTTTATTAATAAAAAACACCATGGTTAACCTGTCTTCACCAGGTTTAGTCCATAGGTTATCTGCGGCATGCCATTGGCTTCCGTCAAATGCTGCTAATGTATTATATACATTTTTAAAAGTATGTGTTTTTACAAATTGATTTCTTAAGTAGTTATACTTTTGAGTATAAATTTTTTCATTGTACTTACCACGTAAATAAAGATCTTCTTTAATTTTAATACATGTTTTATTTTTTACAGGTTCTTTTTTTAAAGTATAAAGACTTGTACCTGATTCTGGTAAACTATTTTTATTTAAATAAATTATACCTCCTAAAGCTCCAGCGTCTCTATGTATCCAACCTTTATTTCTTATGTCATCTTTTGATTTAGAAAAAGCTTTTGATTTGTGAAAAAAAATATAGGTATTAGAAAATTCCAAACCTCTCATGTCTTCATAATATAAAGATAGTATTGACAAAATAGTTCTGTTAAAGAGTTCTTTATCTATATTGTAAAGATTATCTGATCTTACTCCTGGCCATGAACCATCTGTTTTGTTTATATTAGTTTTGTAATCTAGTTTTTTTGAATACTTTACTAGTTCGTCGGGATCACTAAAAAAATTATTTACACTAGTTATTGGGAAAAAATTCATCTTTATCCTTTTTAAACTCTGAGGGTAAACCTACCATAGGTCTTGTATCAAATTTATTTTTTGATGGGATTTCATTATAGTGGAGAAATACTTGATTTGAATTATCTCCCGTAAACTCTTCCCTGTAATGTTCCATCTTATCTCCTTTATACATTAACAAATCCCCTGCCTCTAAATTTATTTTTACACCTGCCTGTGCTACCCTACCTGAAACATCTAGGTATATTGGCCATTCGTCACCACCTAAATGTAAAGTTGCTGATACAGTACACTCTTCTCTGTCAGTATGTCTTGCTAAAACATCTCCATTTTTATAACTCCTAGCATATGAATATTGTTCGACTAAATCAAAACCAGATTTCTTTTCAATCTTGTCTTTCAATATAACTAGTAAAGTTTCATAAGCAGGATCTCCATAAACTGAATACGTATTAGGTATTTGTCCGTCATTCATACAACCCCAACTATCGTCGTACGGAGATAAAAATCTAGTTTTTTGTAAGTAATCAAAAGCCTGTTTTCTTATTTCCATGTAATTATAAAGAAAATTAGACAGCTCTTTATCAATTGCTTGTTTAATAACTACAAAATTATTTTTTTTAAAGCTCATTTTTAATATTCATTTCTGTAACACCATGTAAATTATCACTTTTAAAAATTAATGTAAAGTCCTTTCTAGGTGTGTCTTACTCTTGTAAGCCATTCTTTATGAGTTATAAAATTTTTAGTATTTTTGTATTTGATACGACTTCGTTGTTTCAATTGAGATGCAAGCATATTATATTGTTTCTTTATATTTTTTATATTAATTAATCCTAAGCCATGCATGACAACAATATAGTGAGGATCCCTAAATAATAAGTATTGAGTATCATTAAAATCTTCTCTTATAGGTAATCTTGTTTTAAATAATTCTAGCCTATCTTTTAAAGAATCAGGGAATGTTTGTTCTCTCCAAAATTTTTCTTTTCTATTAGTGATATAATGCATAGAAATAAAGTCTCTTATATTTAACATTATTTTTTCTATAGTTTCATTATATCTATCTATTGTCTTTTGATTATAGTTTGAAAGATAATGACTTAATAAATACGCAGACTGTATACTTGTACCTATAGAACTTGCTTCAAGAGGTTCTACAAAGTTAGCACTCAAACCTACAGCAAAACAATTTTTTATCCATGATTTATCAAGATAGCCAGGTGTAAATTTAATTTGTTTTCTAACTTCTATTTTATGTTTGAGTTTTTTTTCAACTTCTTCTTGAGCTTGAGTTTCATTTATTATGTTGGAATCATATATGTATCCATTACCGTGTCTGCCCCAAACAGGAATATTGAACATCCAACCAGATGACATAGCTGTAGCAGTGGTGTAAGGGTTATAGTTATTTAAATCTTTTGTGGGAAAAACAATAGCTGAATTAACTTTTAAATATTTGCTAAAATCTATCCATCTGTTTTTAAAATTACTAATTAAAACTCTTCTAAATCCTGTGCAGTCTATGTAAAAATCACTTTTATATTTTTTGTTTCCTTTAATAAAATCAATTCCGTCTTTATTAAGTTTCACTTGTTTAATGGTATCTTCTTCAATAATAATACCTCTTTCCATACATTTCTTTTGAAGGTATTCATTTAATTTAAAAGTATCAAAATGAAATTGGTTTACTGGTGTTTTATCTTCTGGGTTTATTTTTTTTGATAAATAATCTTTGCCAAATACACCATTGTTTACAACATAATCAAAATAGCCTAAATGCTCCTGTCCAAATTTTTTATCAAAATGCACTGTATGTAAATAATCTTTTTTACCCCAGCCTTTAAAATAGATTCCAGATTTTAAAGTACAATTACATTCTCTTATAACTTCATTATAATCTAAACCACACCAACCCATAAAATCTATCCAATGCTCTGTACTTCCTTCACCAACACCGATGATATCTATGTCTTTTGATTTTATAATTTTTATATTTATATTTTCTTGATACTTTGATTCTAAAATTAAAGCTGTAACTAAACCTGCAGTACCTGCGCCTACTATAGTTATTTTCATTTTTAGCCCTTGTAATAATTAAAGTTTATAACAACTCTAAAAGGATCACCAGTTTTATGTGTTACTGCCTTATGATAAGTTGTAGAGTCAAAAGTAACCATTCTATTTTCTTTGGCTTTTATTTTTTTTTCATTGTTTATTTTAAAAATAGTAGCACCTCTATCAGTTAAATAAAATAATGATGTTGTTGCGTGTTTTATTTTGCCGGTATCAATATGAAAAATATCATCAACCCCGTTGTTGTAAAACGTTAAATTAGCTTTTTCTCTGATGATAGCACTTACTTTTAATTTTTTTCTTACAGGATCTAACAATTTAAACCATTCACTGTTAGGTGTATTGTTGTCATAAAATAGATGTGTAAGTTGTCTGTCTCCCTCATTAGGTTTTGTTTTACCATTTTGAGCAAACCAAGCAACTTTTGTGCCTAACATTATATCTTTAATTTCTTGATAAACTTCTTTATCTAAAAAGTTATCTATTATTTCTATTTTATTTTTCATTGTTTAAAATAGTTTTTTTCTTTGTTACCAGCCATCTCAAACTTTTCAGTAATATTTATATCTTTAATTAATATATACTGACATATAGGTGTACCTTTTTTAACGAAAGTTTTATCATGTAAGTTATGCCAATATAATTGAACATTTAATGATTCTATTCCTTCACTTAATAAACCTGTTGCAGCAGTAAATACATTTGTGTCATTGTATGCTACTGGCATACTAAGTAATTTATAACCTTTAGGTACATACACTACCCAAGGACTTTGTATTTTAACAACTGTTTTAAGTGTGTTTTCATCCATTGGTCTAAACTTATCTAATTGATCAGGGTTATGGCAATAAATATAATCAGATATAATATCACCATACTTGGTGTTTTTTTGATCAATCTCCGATTCCCAAGTAAAACTTTTTTGGTCACCATTAGTTGTAATAACAATATCTTGATAAGTTTTTTGAATCCAACCAGTTTTAATTATACTATTTATTCCAGGGCATCTAACAGTATGCATAGTCATAGATTTAAAATTTTTTTTATAGTCTTGATAAGCTTTTTGAAACCAAGAAAAATTTATTGGTTTATTTTTTTCTAAACTAAATTTTATATCAGGTATAAAACTTTTAAAAATTATTTTATCTTTCACTTTTTAATCTACTTTGTTTGGGTTGATTCTAAAATTATAAGCTAATGAAATTCTTTCTTCCTTATCTTTTTTCATTTCAACACAATGATGAAGAGAAGATCTAAATATAAGAAGATTACCTTGAACAGAATTAAAATAACAATTAGGACTTAGTGATCTTGTTTGCACATCATTTTCAATATTGTATAATCCTCTATCTTGTTGAAAACCAATTCTTGGTGAAGGTTTATTTGATTTTAGAACATATATTACAGATATATCTCTAGACGGATGACAATGAAATTCTTGGAAATCATGTTGTTTATAAACATTGAACCAACCTTCTTTAAAAATAATTTTTTGTGTACTATTTAATTTAGTTAAATACTCGTACACTTTTTCATAAATTATATTATTAATAAGTTTAAATTTGGGGTCATCACATATGTTATGGGTATGACATGTTTGGTATAATTTTGATATCCAATCATTCTCAATATTAGGAGTTTTCTTTTGTATTTTTTTACAAACAGGAACTATTTTTTTTGCTATTTCATTATGGTTGGGTAAAATCTCTTGTCCTATTAATGTAGGAAACCATGACTCAATATTCACTGTTTACCTCAAGAGTTGAACATTAGGGATAGCTTGTATGTTCCAATGTATAAATCTAAATGGTTCATAGCCAAGATCTACACTAAATAAGTGAGGTAAATAAGAAGGGAAAAACATCATAGAACCTGGTTCAACTTGATAATGTACTTCAGGACTTCCGTAAGTAATTTCACCTTCTTTTTTTAAAGGTAAGCCATTCATTAAATGACCTGATCTTGGGTCTTGAAAAATAGGTTTGGAAGTGAGTTCACTTGCTTTTAAAAAATAAAAACCAGATATATGACCATTCCAATGTGTGTGTAAAGTATGATGACCACCCCCTGCTTTAGCAAATTCTTGAACCCAACTTTCAGTTAAAACTGTATTAAATTTTTTTAAATCATAACCCATTTCATTCAATAAATTATGACCAGTCTGAGTAATATAGTTATGAAACTCATCAAAGTTTTTTTCTTTCATTAAAGTTGTAGAATGAAAAACAGCCCCCATATCTTTTTTGTTACCATACTTTTTATTCTTTTCATTAATATCTTTCATGATAAATTTTTTTGCTTGCTTAATATAAGGTTCGGAATATCTATTTAATTCATCTACAAATTCTGGAGCTTTAGCATGCCAAATTGGACTTGGAAATATTTCATACCTATCTAATGTTTTTGGAAATTTATTCATAATTATACCATCCTGTTACTATATATTTTTCATGTTTATTTGTTATTTGACTTTTGTGTACGTGAGTAAAATCAGCTGGCCATATTAAAGTCAATCCTTTTTTTGCAGGGACTATAATATCTTGATATTTAAAAATAGTTCCTCCATCTTTTACATTATTTAAATAAGTCATAAAGACTAAAAGTCTGTCTCTATAATCTACTCCCTTTCTTTCAAAATGAAAATCAGGAAAACCCTCACCTTTTTTATAGTGTTGAATATTATAGTTAGGCGGAGCAACATTAAATCGTCCAGCATCTTTTAATTCTGGATACATTTCAACATATTTTTCTAAACAATTTTGTAACTCAGCTCTATAATTATAAAAAGGATGAAAAAAATTATCGTTACCTACACGGACTCGTGTGTGAAATCTATTGTCTAATCTAAATTTAGTTTTAGTAGGCGCGTTTGTTTTATTAAAAGTTTCTATAATTTCATCACATATTTTAGGGTTTATATACCATCCACCTATAAAACAGTTTTTTTCAAATAAATGTTTTTTCATTATTTAAATCTAGGTCCTTTCATCCAACAGACTAGACTATGTCTTACCCCTTTAGTTATTGGAGCTACTTGATGATATAAAGTAGAAGGAAACACAACAACTGCTCCCCTTTTTTTCATAAAGTCTAATCTAATTTTCTTTGTTTGCTCAGGTTCAGGGTGAGGTACATTTACTAAGAAATCACCTCCTTCAAATTCTTTTGGATCTGTTAAATTAATACATATAGATAGCTTTCTTATTGTACTCTTTTCACTACCTTCAATTAAATCTTTGTGCCAACCATAAAATTGATTTAAACCATATCTTGTATATTGAATAGCTTCCGCTTCTTTTAAATCAAAATTATAACCACCTTCACGATTAGCTGTATGAATAAACTTTAATATTTCTTTATAAATCCATCCTTCATTCATCCAAATAACTTCGGATTTTCTTAAGGGATTTAATTGTTGAACAGTATCGTTACCTGTTTTTCCTTTTCTTTTATTTAAGCTTTTTGAAAATCTTATAACATCATCACAAAATTTAGTGCCTAAACCAAAATCCCAATAATAATATATGTGTTTAAAATCGTCCACGAATTTCTTTCTTTATTTATTATAATAAAGAAAAAACAGGATATGTAAAGAATAAAGACTTAATCGAACGTTACGCAACCAGATACTATAAATTTAAGTACCGTACTTGCACCATCAGTAAGAATAGAATTACATCCTGGTGTTACGGCTATTTTACCTGGTTTACAAGAAGTTGGAAATCTTAAATAAACTGCACCGTCAGCTCCCGTTGAAACACAGGCATTACCATTTCCTCCACCGCCACCGCCTTGGTTAGCTGTAGGTATAAAAGGTGCACCTAATCTAGCAGTTGGAGAATCTGCTCCTCCATCTCCTCTTCCATTACAACCTCCGTTATTGGAGTTTCCAAAACCACCCCCACCGCAACCGTAGTTTCTACAAGTTCCGTCTATATTTGATACGTGACCATTTCCGCCTGATCCAATTCCACCAACACCACCGACTTGGCCTGCGCAACATCTTCCGCCACCGCCACCGGCTCTAAATCTTGCTGGAGGGTTTCCAATTGGTCCTGATGTACCTGCTCCTGGATTACCATAACATGAACCAGCCCCACCACTTGTAGGACCTCCGTTGTGATTACATCCACCACCGCCACCAGATCCACCGCCTGGGTTTGGCGCTGCAGCCCCTGATCTAGCTCTTCCATTTCCACCACCACCGCCACCGACGCTGACAGCTTGAGGTGTACATTTAAAAGCTATAGATGTTGAACCAGAAGTTCCGGGACTCCCGATAGTACCCCCTGATCCAATTTGAATTGAGATTGATCCACAATCAGTATTTTTAGTAATACCAGAAACTGGAGAATTATTGTAAGAGTAGTGAACTCCGCCGGCTCCACCGCCGCCGCCAATATCACCTGATCCTCCACCGCCACCACCGCCGATGACCATAAAGTCATATGTAATATCACGTGGGCCGCATACGAAGGAAGTTCCTCCAAATCCTTTTGTTGATCCTGCTGCAAATGATCCTAATAGTGGCATAATCTTTCTCCTCCTAATTTATTATGCAAATACAACTTGAGCTGCTAGCGCTGTAAACGTAGCGTCTCCAGTTTTAATAATTGTATAAGTATAAACGTCTAATGAGTTAATGTTTCCTGCAGATGGGGCTGTTCCACCTTGCCATTCTGGTGTAATACTTGATCCATCAATTGTAACAGCTGAGTTGTAATAAGCTGTTCCACCTTGTTTAACAATGTGAGCTACAGTAATAGACTCTCCAGTATCCATAATATTGTTTAATGAAGTTGATCCATCACCTCTAATATTTAAAGTCCAGTTAGCTGCAGCATTTGTTGTAAAGTTTAAGACTGCTTGAGTAAGCACGTCATAGTTAACTGTACCTGTTGCTGCTGTAGCTGCTGTTGTAACTTTTTCTGCAATACTTTGAATTTTACCTTGACCATTGAAAGTTGCTCTACCAGTTCCTTTTGGTGTAAGATTTAAATCAATGTTAGTGTCTCCACCAGTTGCTGAAATATTTGGGGCATTACCTGTAGCTGCGTTAGCTACTGTAAATTCATTAACAGCTGATCCAGTTGTAGTAAATGTAATTTGTTCGTTACCACTTTCATCAATAATACCTGTTGCAGTGTCAATAGCAATATTTTTACCATTTGCATCTAAGTTAGCTGAAAGTTGTGGTGAGTAGTCAGATGATAAATCTGTAAATAATGTATCAACAACATTAGTTCCATCTGAGTAAATCATTTTAGTGCCTTTGTCAGCAGCAGCCCAAGTTACTCCAGTTCCTGAAGTAGTTTTAAAAGTTACTGCGTGAGCACCAGTAGTAGCGTTACGAACTATAAAAGTTTTTTCAATAGAATTAGGAATAACAACGTTAACTGCTCCTCCAATTGTACCTGTTAATTTTAATACTGCGTTTTTACCATTAGAAATAGCACCGTTTGAAAAAGTTAAAGTTGCACCTGATGTAATACCAACTGCTTCATAACCACCGATTGCTTGTTCTACGATTAATAAGTTTGTGTTTGTAATTTGTCCCCAAGTTCCTGAGTTTTCTCCAGTTGCTTGTACTGTAAGTTTTAGACTAGCTGATGTAGAGTTTGCCATAATATTTTTTCTCCAATGTTCTTAATTTATTAAAATTTTATTCAAGTGTCAAACACTTATTTATGCAGCGTTAGTATCAACCGGTTTCCATCCTGGAGGGTCAATTGGTGCTGTGCCTGGATCTACTCCGTTCCAAATCAGTACATTTGTAGCTGTTCCTAAGCCCATTGTCAACAAGTTTCCTGTAGGAATTACCTTACCTGTACCTGTTGTTGTTACAGTTCCAACGTTAGTAAATAGGTTAGTTAAACCTGTAATAGTAGGTATAGTATTTGCATCTAATACAGCTGTTCCTAAATTAGCTGTTAAACTAAACGTAACATTTGGATTTGCTAAGAAAGTTCCATTACCCCATTTAGACTCACTCCAAGTACCATCACCCCAGTTCATAGCTGTTAAGACCCTAGTGCTAGCATCACCACTAATATCAAAATTATTTATTGGTGATAAATTCATAGCCATTGCTTGACCAGTAGCCTCAGCATCTGGCGCAGCATCAGTACCACTAAAGTTTTCTAACATTGACATTGTCAATGAGTTTATTAGTTGATTACCATATACTCCAAATCCCCAAGAAGATTTAAATCCCCACACTGAAGGTGATTGAGCAGATATTTCTGCGATAGTAATATTGTCTCCAATCGCTGTACCTAAAGCAATTGTCATTGGTAAACTTTCAGTATTTATAACTTCTGGGTCATATGATAATGACATAGTTATTGGAAGACCTGTAGGTTCTGCAACAAAAGCAGCAAATGAATTTACTGTACCAGGATTTGCTACAGTTAAAGTGTTACCTGTAGGAGTAACATTTGAATCTCCATCAAATGCTAGACCCGCACTACCTTCGAATGCAGTCATAGTCTGACCAGTTACATCAACTACTTGAATTGATGCGCCCCAACCTTCAACTCCCCATCCGTCTGAGCTCCATCCTGTATTAACTTCATTATCAATAACAGGAGTTCCAAGAGATACAGTAGCATTATTTCCTAAAGCAAATGCATCTCCAAATGCACCCCACCCAGTAGCACCCCATGTTAAAGCGCCCCAACCAGCGTTAATTTCTGCATCAATTAAAACGTTATTGTCCAAAGACATGGTCATAGACATACCGTTAGGTATTACATCACCATAACCATTCCATACTTGTGATCCCCAAGTTGATCTTCCCCAACCTGTTGTAGAAAAACCTGATACTTGACCAAGAGTTGCAGATAAACCAAAACCAGTTACAGGTTGTTCACCTGTTCCAACTGATCCCCATTGTCCTTCACTCCAAGATTCACCACCCCAACCTAAACTTGGAAATGCTGATGAGGTTCCCAAAGAAAAAGTTGAACTTAATT